GAAATGCCGCCAAGTAGTCCAAGTGGGAGACCCTGATGGATCATCATTAGTAGTGCGAACGTAGAGCTTTACGTCACAACCCTCAGGAGTAGGACCATCAAAATTGGCAAGCTCATCGATGTTGACAAGAACGTCATCAAGCAAGTTTGTGCCAGGGAAGTATGATCTTGCCCTCAAGGTGCTTTCAAGACGCAAACTGCCTACATGCGTCAAAGTAAAAGGATTGCCGTTGAACTGATACTCACCAGAAACGTTCTGAACACTTCCGTTAAGAGAAAGCTCAAGCTCCTGATCTGAGCTGTCAACGCTGAGGTTTGTTTTCGTTCCAGGGAACGTCGGATCTTCTGTTGCCGAGAGCGCCGAAACTTCTTCTGCGCTTTCCAGTTCAGGCTTCGTGTACTCAATCAACGCAAAGTTATCACTTTCACGGCCTCCAGAATCGACAAACTTCATGGAATACGTTCCAGACTTCAAGTCCGCATAAACCTCAGTTGCAGATCCTGCGATCTCTTCAGAAATACTTGTAGAGTTACTCCAAGACACGCTGGACGTGTTTGGCGAGTGCCGCAGTCTGACGTGGCCGCCATTACGCACATCAAGGTCGAGAGACTGACGCCAAGTCAACTTCGCCTGCCCATTGACCGGAATCATGTCAAAGTTAATGTAGTTAGCGTTATTAACGTCTGTAATTAGCTGTGGCTTAGCTGTTTTGCCTTGAATCGTAAAGGTGTTAGTTGTAATGACGCTGCCACGATTCAAATAGTTTCTAGCTTGTATCTGCACCTGCAGAGTGCCAGCTCGAATGTCCCGGATGGTGATTGACGGTGATGCTGTCGTCAATGTTTCAAAGTTGTCATTATCAACGCGATATTGAACGCGAAACTCACTGATATTGACACGATCATGCTCCCAGCTAACTGACGCACCAACAAACACGCCTTGGCCTGTTTCGTACAGGAACTCTTCAACAGCAATAGCGCTTACAGGATTTGGAGTGGCAGACAGATTTGTAATGTCCCGAGTTGTTAGCTCGTTATCAGACTCAACTGCGTCGTAGATCGTGGCGTTGTAAGCCGCTGCACTAACTCCATAGACACCATCTTCTGTTTCAGCGACAGAAAGAACTCTGAACTGCTGAGACTGAATATCGGATGTTTGGATTAAAAACACCGAGCCAGCTGTAGGTGCTTGGCTAAATGCAGACGTAACGTCGATTCTTGCCGTTCCATTCGTCTCGGCATGAATACCGCCAGGAGGGATACTGCGCGTTTCGGCAATTCCGCTAGGCAGCATCACTGAGACCTTTGGATCGTTGTCGCTGGTTGCTACGCTTGGGCTAAGGTTTGTGCTGCTATCAACAATCAATTCAGTTGTTGTGGCAGACCGAACGCGACCACTACGACGAACGCCAGCTCTGACTGGATCAGCAATGTCAACAACCTGCCCAGGGCGAAGAATGATGCCGCTTTCAATGCCTACAGCAAACTGACAGGTCTCAGTCAGGTTTTGCTCTGACAAAAGCGCCCACTTGCCGATTCTGTGCGCCTGCCCTTGACTGTAACAACCAACCGCTTTGATGTCTTTGTTAATAATGCCGTATTTGGCAACAGCATCATGATCTTCGACGTACTCAAACTCTGTATCGCCTTGTGTGTCGTAGTTCTGGTATGCAACCGTCGCAACGGTATGACGAGTTTTTTGGGCCGTTCCAGTGTATGTGAACAGCCCGTCGATTACGTTTGACGGACCGAGTGCATAGCTTGGATCAGTTGGCTTGTCTTGATTAAGGACAAGAGAGCCAGCACCGTAATAAGCGATGCCCCTGAAAATAGCTGTCATCTCTTGAATGACGTTGTAAACCTCGTCTCGACTGTTAATTAACATGTTGAGACTAAAACGCGGCTCCTGACCGTTTTTGCCATCGTCAACAAGAGCGTTGCAGTATTGACTTACAGAAAAGAAGTCATACTTGTCGAGTGTGTCCTCAGGAATGCCTGCGCCATAACGATCTGAAATCAACAGGTCATACAGACACCAAGCCGGATCATTCGTCCATGTAGCAGCTTGAAACGTTCCGTCCCAAACGCCTGAATACGTGATCCGTCCCAAATGCGTAGTGGTGTCTACCGTTGCGTTGCTTGGAATCTTGACCTTGATCCCACGAATCAAGTATTTGCGGGTTGGAATGCTGCTGAACTCACGCGAGTCAAAACGAAGCGCAACTAATGCAGAGTTTGGGTAGCTGAATTTTTCGTCAATAATTTCAGTAAAGCTTTGAAAGATAGTAGTGCTACCAATTTTGCTACTTGTCTCGTCTTTGCTGACCCGCAACATACGGACTTTTACGTTCGTGCTGCTGGCCAACGTAATCATGTAATCACGTTGATAGCGGTTGCTGCTTTTCCCGCTAATTGTGTTTGTTATTACATCGGTAAAAGCACCGCCGTCATATTGAATTTGAATTTTTATTTCAACGCTATGTCCAACAATGTCGCCATCATCTTCAACTTTTTGAAGAGTAGGGATTGTCAGTGTTACGCGGAGACGATCAACATTAGTTCCCTCTACACTGCGAGTTACAGCACCAAGCTCAGCGCTCTGATCATTTCCATCGGCATTGGTAACTTGAACATTGACGAGCCTTTCAACTTGAGTTGACGCAAAATCGTCAGGTATATGGCTCTGCGCTTGAGTGCCGTTGCGAGTTACAACCGTAAACCCGCTGAAGTTATTTGTACCGCTCTCATCATCGTTTTGAATCGGCGTGTCATCTAAGAAAATACTCTTATTGCCGTTGTCTAGACCTTGTATTTCGCCTTCGCTAATTAAATCCAGCACACTGGCGAATTGAATCGACTGCAAAGAGTCGTCCGCTTCAGTGGGAGTATGGCCTCCCCCACCGCCTTTGCCGCCGCCACTACTAGCGCCTTGAACGTACTTGGTTTGCGTCATGTCTGCTTCTGATCAACATCAAGACCGCTGGATAGCACTGCCGAGCCAACGAACACACGCCCATAGGCTATTGGCACAGGCAGTCCCTGCTTAGCAGTGTTGACCACGTTGTTAAAAATAAAAGACTCTAGCCTTGCTGCTTCTTTTCCACGCTCCAGTCCCAGCTCTGGTTGTGGTGAAATTGCCTGCGCAATACCTCCCAAAACCAAGGCCCCACCTGCAAGTCCAATACCTAAAGAGATCTTGCCAAAAGTCGTACCAAAAACGACTGCAGACCCAGGAATAAATATAGAAGCAGCAATTAAGCCAACTCCAAGCAAAATTGAGCCAGTGCCACTGCTAGCACCAGCGATAACCGGCGTAATGCTAAACACTTCTTTTTCGCTGAACGGCATGAACAAGGGAGACATGTCTTGCTCACTTACCTTTTCTCTGCTGACTGCTACTCGATAGCCAATGCCATCTTTCTCACTGTCAATAAGCCACTTCTCCAATCCTTCAAAATTAACGCACAACGCCTTGATCGCTTGCGCTGGTGTCGCCACATCAAACTCAAACCGGCATTGACCAAGCCGTTTACGCAAAGCGCCGTAGACCTTAACAACTTTCATGCCTCAAGGCGCAGGCAGTGCTTTTCCCATAATAACCGCCATAAAGGTCTCGGCTAGACAACCTGCCCTGCACATGATGCAGCACCTGCTGATCGCCTAGGTAGATCGCTGCATGGTTCGGCAACGGTGAAACTAAATTCATCAAAATCAAGTCACCGCGTTGCACCTCCTTAAGCGGAATCTTGCTAAACCCTTCCGCAGCAAAGTTATCGATATACAAGCTCTCGCCACGCTCCCAGAACCTGTCACGCCGGTCATAGTCCCGCAACTGGATGCCGTACTCCCTTGCGTACCAGTCGCGCACAAGGGTGTAGCAGTCCACCACGCCAAATACAAACTCACGTCCCACATACGGCAACTCAAACCCTTCTGGCTCGCAGTAGCCCCACTCCTCGGTGCTTGGATTGACGATAAACCAAGGCAGTTCTGACTTTTCGCACGCAACGCGATCAGCTGTAGAAGGCCGAGGATTCATGATCGGGTGGCTGTGAACAATCGCAATCACCTCGCCTTGGTCCTCTACTTCGTTCCAGCCGCTAAGAACAAAGTGCTCGTCTGGTGTTTCAGCAATGTTTTGGCATGGGAAGTACCTGCGCCGTCCTTTGACAACAGCAACCAAACCACAACACTCACGAGGCACTTCAGCCTTGGCGTGCTCAAGAATCTCAGCCTTCATATCTGCCGACAGTTGCATCACTTAGTCAGACCTGCTCCAGGGAATGAGCCAAACGGAAGCTCGGCATTATCGCCAAAACGGCACTTGCAGCTAGCAACACGCTTCCCGCACACGTCTTCAGCATCGGTTGTCACACCGTTGTTCTTCACGTCAAAACGCCTGAAATTGGTGCCATCAATCGTCTTGCCTGGACCGACTGAAGGGTTGTAACCGCACTCCGGTGATTTGTAGATCCACTGGCAGACGTTGGCAATAACCTGCCGTTTAGGCAGCTTTTGACCGGCCAAATCAAACTTGCTTGCTAGCTCAAACGTCACTGTGTCGCGTGACTCACTGGCTTTGCGGTCGATAAACCAACGCTCTTGCGGGAACTGAGCGTTTGGATCGGGCACCCCGCTGGGGTTGCCAGTCGTTTCAGGATTCAAAGTGTCTCCGCCTTGCGTCAACAACGTGTCGCCGTTTTGCGCAACAGCAACGTTTTCAAAACGGAAGTTGATGTCGTCAAGATATTTTTTGAGCGTGCGGATGCGACGAATCTCCGCTCCACCAAGGTCATTGCCTGCCGTTGTTTCATTAACCAGCGCAAGCAGCACTGTCATGGTGCTGTCCATATTGCTGACAGTCAGCGTTGGGCGAGGCAGCGTTCCAGTGCTGGTGTACTCAAAGCCTTCTGCCTTGATGGGAAGTCGCGTGTACTCCGCTCCGTTGAAAACAACGTTGACATCTTGATTACGGTCGTTTCGGCTCATGCCTGAGTGAAACCGATACACGTCCGAGCTGCCGTGCAGATTGCTGTCTAAACGCAGCTCAAACAACTCAATAACTGCACTGGGAGCAAGCTTCAGCAGCTCGTCGTAAACACTGCTGATCGCAGTCCAAACGCACGTTCCATCAGTAACTGTGCTGGCTATATCTGTTGGCCATGTTGGCTCTGAGCCAGCTGACGTACCAGCACTGGTACAGCGAAACCACAGTCCAGTTCCATACGAAACCGTTGGACGGCGAACGTCACCAACAGAAAACGCGGTGCTAGCGGTCCAAATTGCTGTCGCCATTACGGTTCAAAAACTTCGCGGAACGTTGCTTGAATTTTGGCGCGGTTTAAGTATGGAATCGACTTGCTCCATTTCTCGCAGACAAACTTTGAGCTAGAAGCCTCTCCCGGTGGCGTGAAGTCGAATGGAGCATTGTCGTCAGCGCGAGCATCCAAAAACGTTTCAATAGTGTCGGCGTCAGACTCAGACACCTCAAACGTCAGGTTGTAAATTTTGGGGTTTTGATTGAGACCAAAAGTCAATCGGGCTTCGTAGCCGTCAGAAAATTGCACCTTGCGGACGCTTGGTGCGCTGCTCTTTTGCAGCCCATAAGTCGGAGTAATTGACGGGAAAATGGCCATTAGCTTGCGAGGAGACCGCCAGGACGTTTTTGCTTGACTAGCTCAGACTGCACAGCTGCAGCAAGCATGTTGCCAAGCTGTGTTGCTTGGTCTGAATCGCCTTGAACAGACGAACCGGAAGCATCCACGTTTACCGTCACAGTAGCGCCAGCTCCCATTTGATGATTAGGAACAATAGTTCCATTATTTTTTGGAACAAACAGCTCAGGACCGCGTTCCCCAACTAAATATGGTTGATTCATCAGTGCTCCTTTGCCGCTAGCAGCAGTTCTCATGCCGCCAACCATAATTTTGTTACCCAAACCAAATCCAGCACCTGTTTGAATATCTGGAGCGGGTGAAGACTTCGCAGGAACACCTGCAAACATGCGAGCAATGCCAATCGCGATATATGTCGCGATCATCTGCTTAGCTGCATCAGCAAGCATTGACGCAATGCTGCGAAGGAAATCTGCAAACGCTTGCTCTGCCGTTTTCGTGCCTTCAACAACAGAGACTAAACTGTCAAACAAGCTGTCTGTAACAGGTTTTGTAACCGCCAAAGCGTCACTAAAACGAGCTTGGGCCAAAGCTGCTTCATCAACAGCAGGCTGATACTCCTTAAATAACGCCAAGTTCAATTCAAGCTGGGCGCGTTGATCTTCTAAAGCTTGTCGCCGCTCTTGGCTAATTCCAGAAACATTTAAAGCGTCTTGGTTTTGACTAAGTTGAAAATTCATCATTGCAACTTGTTCTCGAAAATTAGTTCCTTGATTTGCAGCTAACTCACGACTGCTGCCAAAAAATGGATCAGTCAAAAATGACTCGCGAGCAAAAGGACTGGTTTGGCGAATTTTGCGTTGTGCATCCATACGAGCTTGAACTCTTTCAAGATCAAGCGCTTGTTGTACTTGCAGACGCCCCAGGTCGTACTCAGCGTGCCGCTGTGCCAACAATGTTTTTTCAAGCCTTGCACGGTCTTCTGCAAGCTTGACCAAAAGTTCATTTTCAGCACGAAGACGAACTGTAATTTCACCTTCTTGCTTGCCTAATAGATTAGTTTCCAGCTGGTTAGCCAGCCTTGCTTTTTCAAGACTTAACGTTTGGTCGATCCTGTTAAATTCTTCTTGTCGAGCAGCAAATTGGCCATTTGTCGCCTTCAGTCTATCTACTTCAACACCGTTTAGTTGACCAATAAGCCCAAGAAGTCGGTTTTGCACTCCGATCCTTTCACGCAAAATAGTTCGCTGAGCCTTAGTAAGGTCATTGCGCTGCTTTTCTACCTCAAGATTTCTTTTGTTAGTCAACAAGTTACGGTCGTGCTCTGCGTTGATTAGTTTTTGCCCCTTTAATCCGCCAGACTTTATGTTTGCATTTACGGTTGCCAAGTCATTATCAATTTCTTGAAGCCTAACTTTTCCTTTTTCAATAGCAAGAGTGTCCCGCCGAGTTGTCAACGACATTGCCTCTAAATTTGTTCTTGCTTCAGCAAGGGCAACTTGCCTGCCCATAGCACCTTCAATAGCCTGATTAGAACTGCCTGTAGCGTCAGGCGTTCCACCTGACGGTGTTGGCATTTCGCCTAACAACGACATCTTTCCAGGCTTATTTGTAGTCTTCCCAGGCTTTACTCCAGGCAAAAGCCCTACAAGCTCCGCAATCAGATCAACAAATAAAGCAAGTGGCCCAGCCAACGCCGATCCAATAATTACCCCTAATCGGTTAAAGGCATTCATCAAGTTTGACCAAGACTGGCCAAACTGTTCAAGAGCCTTAACACCACCCTTGCCAACAGCACTTTCTAGCTCTTCAAAAGCAGCTTGAGCCGCAACACCTTCAAGACCAAGGCTTTGCAGAACACCAATGTTTGCCTCAAGCTCAGTATTTACCGCACCAATTTTTACAACTAGAAGATCTATGTTTTCAACTGGTTTTAACAACGCCGTTCCGACTTCGGCCATTCCCTGAACAAACTGGTCAATGTTTTGACCAATCACGCTGCCTACAATGCCACCGGCAAAGCCACCCATGAAGCCGCCAATACCGCCACCAAGAGCAGATGCAGGCCCCGCTCCAAATAACAGTGGAAAGCCAGCGCCTAGTGCAGCCTGTCCAGCCCTTGATTGGCTAAAAGGAACAGACTTTCCTGTTCCTGCTCCTGTTCCTGCAGGTTTTCCTTTTGGAACGGAAGGTGCCGTTCTTGAAATTAAACCTGGCTGAATAAAGTTTGGATTGCTTGTAAAGTAATTGGCCGGCAGCTGACTTGCCTGCCCAGTCATGGTCATATCACGCTGAATACTCTTGATTTGACTATATAGAGCTTTCTGCTCGTCTAACGCTCTATTTTGCGCCTTAACTAACATCAAAAATTCCTTGCTTTCTGCAGAAGCAAAGTCCAATAAAAAGTTAATTTCTTTTAATTTTTGCTGATTGCCAGCAATCGACTTAGGAAGTTGATTTAGTTCTTTTATTCGATTTTCTAGAGAACCAATTCCTAGCTTTGCGTCATCAGTATCACCAAAAAGACCAGGAAATCCTTGGCCACCAGCCGCACCTTGCGCCAAAGCACGTCCTTCAAGCTTTAAACGCTTGTATTGGCCAGCAAGCAAGGCTACACCACGCTCTTGGCGTTTAATATCGTTATTCGTGTCTTCAAATCCTTTTCGCACCAAGGACAGCTGCTGTCTAAGGCTGACCAAGCTGTTGTCAAACGCTCCGACACCTTTTCTTGCTGCGTTCGTTCTGCCTAAAAATTGATCTACAAACTTTTCAGATTTTTCAAGCTGTTTTTTAAGGTCTTTTAGCTGGTTGGTTGCGCCACTCGCGTCAAAGAAAACAGTAGTTTTATTGACCTTGCCAACCTGTTTCTCTACTCGATCGAGCGCCCCGCTAAGGGCGTCAACCGATTTCATATTCGTCTTTACGACGATTTCAACAGGTTGGATGCCGCCCGCCACTACGCGCCACCAAAAGCTCCCCTAATCCTACCTCTATCTCATGCTCTGCGCCTTACGACCGGTTTTTGCTCGCTCCATAGCCTTCTCCTCCTCTTCGTTTTTGATTTCAAGGAAAGCTGCCCATCCAATCAGCTCTTCCTGCGTCAACGTCTGACATAGTTCACTTACGGTTTTTCCAAGCTCCTTGGCAAGGAAAAACAGAAAAAACCAGTCAGGATTTGCTTTTCAGCTCTGCTTTCGCTTCCTCCACCTTTTGATCAGTGCCAGAAGAAAGCATTGCAACCTGGATGTCCTGCAAAACAGCTGCTTCGACAGCGTTTTTCAAGATTGACTTTTCGCCATCCTGAAACAACCGACTTCCATCGGCGTCCATAGCCTTTTCGATCATCAGATTGAGAGCAAACTCGCCAGCGTCGTCACTGCCAGCTTTTTTTTGAATTGCCTCTCGCTCAGAAATGGTCAAAGGATGCCAGTAGATTTCAAGCACAACCTCGTCGCCCTGCTTGACAGCGTGCTTATAAAGCTGGCTAACGCCAAATTTATTGCGAAGAAGCTCTGTGGCTCGCATTGAAAAACCGCATTTATCCAATACTATACTACGCGTTTGCGGTAAATTGACAAGATACTAGGCCAATAAAATGAGCCCGATTTTCAAGCTCTAAAGGCGCTGGACCTGAAATTTCAAGAACCTTTGGAGCACAGCTAAACGGATCTGCGTACCCACTGGCATTAACAGAAGTAAGACCATCAATTATGGCTTCACCGATCGCAGCAAGCTCGGCCGTTCCATTGTTTTTTGGCACGTAGATATTGCACTGAACAGTTCCAATGTAAAAATCAGACGCCGCCCCATGCGTTTGAATCGTGCTCTGCACGTATGAAACAGACATCAACACGTATTTCTTGGTCTTGCCTGGTGTCGTAAAACGAACGTTGTCGTAAACCATCTGTACTGTCGCATCAGAAGCTGCAACAGCATCAGTAACTGCTTTTTCAAAAGCGGCTCTTGAGGCAACAAGCGTCATAAGATCCTCCTATCGCGAGTTCCGCGCTCGTTACCAGTTGTCATCACTTTAAGCGAGCCAGCAGATGTTGTGCCAAAAAACGCTTTGGCAGCAACTTTAGCCTTGGTTACTAATGGAACAATTTGATTAGGTCGCTGCAAAGCATATTTTGCATATTCAACAGTATTTCCGATATAAACAGTTTCTCGAAAACGAACTTGAGGAAGACTACTGAAGCGAGGACTTATAAAAGGAGGAATGCTTTTAGCTAACTCTCGGCTTTTTAATGAACTTTTTGCTTTTTTCAATTCGTTCCACGGCGAAAAATCCTCCACACGTTCAACAGGCATAGGTCGGCTTGTAGAAACCTTCCAGCTAGATGCAAAAAAACCTGTATATGCTGGACTTGTAATTTCGTCAGATAATTCAAAATAAATAAATTTAATAAACTCGTTATACGCCTTGTCTAGGTCTGATTCAATTTGAGCCTTGACCTGGCTGCTTAGCTTGCCCATCAGAACCTCACCAACAGCTGATACAGATACTCCTGATCACCCTTAAATGTCCGAATGTCCGTAATCTGAGCAACACGGTTAGACCCTGCATACTTCAGCGTCACCGTGTCTTCAAACGTGGGCTGGTTATCTCCGATCTGATCGGGAGTGATATACAAACGAGCCTTACGCTCCTCTCGCCCTTCCTCCTCTTCAGCGTCAACAAACTCGACTGGAACGTCAAAGGAGTAAGCCGTATCAGTCGTTGTCAGCGCTCCAGTGCTCGTGTTGTAGGTCGGAGATGCCTTGCGGGTGTACGTGATCGTGTGATCAAACGACTTGCCCAGATCCGCAACGACCTGCTTAGCAACGTT